CACTGAAGCTCTCAGTGAAAAGATTGATGATTTAAAAACAGAGTTACAAGAGTTACGGGCACATATGTCAACATGTTCTCAAACTACGCATCGACTGATCGAAGAGATGAGTAAAACAGATCAAGAACAGCACAGAACTCTGGAAAGAAAAGTTACCAATCTAGAGAAATGGCGCTGGATGATTATGGGGGCAGGTATGGCATTGGGAGCCATAGGCTTTGAAGCACTCAGCAAGTTGTTTGCTTTGACTTAATTAGTTCATTTGTTTGAACATTTAAACGGCTCTTCGGAGCCGTTTTTTTTGTCAAAACATTAAGTTTTTCCTGAACTACATCAATGTTAACAGTCATGAATAATCCTCGATGTAGAGGCTTGGGATAGTTTGGAGGTAGTACCCATGCATAACCTATGTGTTCACTATTAAGAATAGGCAAGAATTCATTATCTAGTGAGGCAAAAAACGTGTGATATGTAAAATTTAAATTTGTGAACTTTTGAATCGGCACAAGTTTGATATCATTCAAATCGAATTGCATTTCTTCCATGCACTCTCTTTTCAATCCATCGAACAGAGATTCCGTATCGTCTATTTTTCCACCTGGTATGCTCCATTCACAGGAATTTTTACTCTCGTGACGAAGCAGATACAAGAATCTGTTGGTAGAGTTACTGTAGAAAAATATGCCGGCAGCGATTTTCATACTGTTAATTATCATGCGTAAGAGTCAGGATCAAATAACTATCGAGTAATCTCCCTCTCCATACCATCCTTCAAATGATTTCATCCATTGTTCTTCTTCATATATCCAACGATATTGAATGTTTGTAGTCAGATTTTGTACGTATTCGATTGAATCAGATTCAGAAGCATCAAACGAAACGAACCATTCTGAGCCATCATACTCAACAATGTCGTTTATACTGGCAATTAATGATCCCCATGCAACAGTGGAATTGCCCGGACTACCCACATCTTCAACAATCAAATAGCGTCTACCAGCAATTGGACCCGGCAATCCGGCATTAGGACCAGATAAAAGTGGATTTATCACACTGTCCACTGGTTGAAGTGTGTTTTGTGGCAGAGTATCAGGATCAATATCATACATTAAATATCGATCATCGATAGGATCTGGAGCAATTGTACCAACAATATCCGTGTCCATGTATGGGTTTTGCAACCAAATCTGTGATATACCAGGCTTGATCGTGCCATAAACATTTAGCAGACTTGACCAGTACAATGAAGTGTCTGGATTTGGCGGTAGATCTAGGTCCACATTAGATGGATTAAAGGCTTCGTTAGCAGGCAACAGTTGCAATGAATTGCCTTTTAGTAAGACTTTATAGCCATAAGGTGAAATTTTCTGTCTGGTACCTAGCAACAAGTCCTCATTCTGAATATCTTGATAGGCTGTTCCTTTGAAGATACTTGCAATAACTTTGTGAATAACGCCCATCTTCTTCAGTTTGGCAGATGTGCTAAGCCAAATTGGCATGTAAAACTTCCATGACAAGATGTCGATTGGATTACCAGTTCCTATTGGAATTGATTTTGTACTAAATGTTAATCCATCCTGATAGACTACTGATAGTGATGTCCAGTCTATGAAATTATCAGTGCTTTGAATTTCAAGAGATGGATTAAACAGGGTACCTAATTGTTCTATTAACTCAAGCTTTTGATTGTAGTTTGTAGTCCAAAAATCAACCTGCATTCGCAAAGTATATGGCACGGGCATTTGTCTTTCGATAGTAAACGCTTGCCCCTGAACAGTGTCGTATGATTCGGTTTCTTCATTGTATGCTCTCTGACGAACTTGCATTTTGTCTATGAAGTATGGTTCTTGAGTTCTGCGTTGATCATATTCAAGCCCACTGATGTAGTAAGTGATCATTGGCGCAGTTGGCAGATTGCTTGCACTGTTGTTAGCTATGATAGTTGAGGCCTGTCTGCTGGCATCTCCATACATGACTGGAACACGAACTAAAATATTATTTCCGTTTGGGTCTTTGCCTTTTGTCACATACCATGAACTAAAGATTTTCGCAAACTGAATCAAAAATCGGCGTATCTGTTGATCGTAAAAAAATTCTGCCATAATAGCCTCTAAGGTTTCGGTGGTAAATCAGGTTTTGGTCGAGTAAGTATTGTGCTTAGAGCTTGAGCCTGTGGCACAACTTCTCCACTAGTAAGTCTGGTTACTTCCTTGTTGTTTATAAACGTTGCGCGTTGTGACTCATCGTCTGGCTGTAAGCCAGTTCCAGTTCTCACAAATTCGCTGATTCTAATCCACGCACACCCATCCCATCTATATAGTAATTGTGGTCTATAATCAATGCGTAAAAAGTAAGATCCCATCTGAGGGCTTGGCGGAAAAGAGATACCAACTCCGGTAGGAAACCCGTTAGGCGGTATACCGTTGCCGGTCAGATAACCTGCTGCATAACCAAAAGATCGTGCAGAGGCTCTTCTAATAAACTGAAATCTAGGATCTGCGTCTGCCCGATAGTCCATCGCTTGAGTTGGAACTCCAGTGAATCCCGGATCAAGTAAGTTTTGATCAGCATCAGAGAATGTATTGTCTGTTGTACCGTAAGGTCCACAGACATCACCATAACTTGCAACGGTCAAAATTTTAGTTTTCTCGACAGATCCGCTGCCTGAATCTGTTTTTGAAGCCTCTACTTCGACCATCTCCAAGCTTGTCTGAACAAATTTGTCAATCTTATCGTGTAAGTCTGCTGGATCCATATCAGCAGTCATGTCCCAAATGCTCTTTATTACTTTCTGTGGGATTCGTATTGCTGGACTTGAATTCTTAAATTCAGGATTACGCATTTGAACTACTGGGCACAGTGGATATGTGCCGGGCGGTATAGGTTGAAAGGCGTTAACTCCTATAGGTGGAGCTGGTTGATCCAGCAGGGACGATGGAATACAAAAATCGGCATACGCACCGTAAGTAGGTACGATATATAGTGGTTCTATGTCGTAACCAGAAAGTGGAACTTCTCGCTTTGCTTCTTCCAGAACCGCGTTGTTGATCTCAATGTTCTTTTGATAAGTGGACATGATCTGTGCGAGAGTATCATTTTGCTCTTGCCAGTAGGCTGAATTAGGTGGATTAACTCCTGCAGGTACTTCAGCTATTGATATGTAATTCTTGTCACCATATGAAATCACATATCCTGGAGGATATGTCTTGCTAGGATCCCATTTGCCCAGATAATTGTCTTGATTTGCCGGCTCTTGGAGAATCTGAGAGAATTCCTGAGAGTTGATTAATGGTTCGCACTTGATACGCCATAAATGAGGATACCATGTTTGAGAGAATCCCTCACTGGCAAAGTTGGAGTCCGTTATTTGATAAAATCGTTTTAATGCATACTTGATCGTGTCGTCAAGTGGGTTATAATCAAGCAGGTGAGGTAGTTCAATAACGTCGCCTACCATGAGTTTTCTACCGACAATATCTATCATGTCGTTATAATGTACGACTATGAAAATAACATCCTGTGTGAGAAAAAGGCCAAATTGTGTTAGGTCAAAGTCCAAATTTGTGACGTTATATTGTCCACGCAAGCGATAAATGTTAACATCATAGGTGCGGTCACGGTTTTCTAAAAACAACAGGTCTTGAATATTCAGAGGACTTAGTGCAGAATACTGCGGCTGTGTGAAATCGTTGCTTGCCCCTTCGTTGGTTGGTCCCAAATATTTGTGTATATAGAGATCGGTGCCGCCAACAGTTAACATTTCCGCGATAGTTCTATCGAAAAATCGATAATCGTATTGTTTGTTAGGCCTGTACAGTGATAATCTTGGCATGAAAGTATTTATCGCAAGTCATGCCAGTCCTGATCGAAAAACTTTAACTATTTTTCAAATTTTGGTTGACTTTTGGCTTTTTGATTGATAAGATACTCCCACAGTCGCTAAACAACGAGGATTTCGAAATGTTCGATATCAACGCAATTGAAAGCCCGATTGATCGCATGGGCGTGATTCGCGCACAGATGGCTGATCTTCAGGCCCAGTACGACGCTATCGCCGATTTCTTGAAGAACAGCGAAATCGAAAAGCACGAAGGCTCTCTGTTCGTCGCCCACGTTTCCACTGTGGGCGGGCGCTCCACGCTTGATAGCAAGGCTGCTGAAGCCAAGCTTCGTGAACTTGGTGTCACTAATCGGTGGTTTGCTAATCATCAGAAGGAAGTCAAGGGTTACACTAAAGTGGTTGTCACTGCTCGAAAGTCGGCTTGACAATTATAATAAGTTTCGATACACTAGATATATATTGTTTTCGAAACTTATTATGACAAAAACAGAAATCAGAGAGATTAGACCAAAAGACATTGACGTAAAATACTACGGCGAGGAACCGAATTTCGATGGTGAAATATTGGCTACTCGCTATCAATGGCTTTTAGTCGGCAGTTTTTCCTGGTACAATAGATTTTGCGACAGAACTTCTGCCAAAGAATTCATCTGCGATTATCTAAATTTAAACAATCGCAAGGCAGAAGCAAAGCTAGTTCGTGCCATCAGCGATTCAAACTTCCTTACAACTTATGGCTGGTTGGCCAGAGTTTCATGCAGAGGGTTGACGCTTAGTTCCAAACATACAATTGATCTTGATAATGAAATTCAAAGGATATTGACTCTGTCTGATAAAAATCAACCTGTCATCAAGAAAGAAGTCGAAAATCCTTATAAACACAATGTGTATGAGCTGATGCGAGAGCGTACTCTGG